GATTTCTACGAAACTAACGCCATCTTAGACATCATCGGAAAAATTCTCGGACTTAAAAATAAATAACTATGTCAATCTTTAGCAAAGTACAAACAACAAAAGTTAAATCTAATACATTTGACTTATCACACGATAGAAAAATGTCTCTAAACATGGGTACTCTGGTCCCTATCTTATCAATGGAAACCGTGCCAGGAGATAAAATATCCATGTCAACATCGCAAATGCTACGCTTTGCACCTATGATTGCACCAATCATGCACCAAGTAAGTGTATACACGCACTTCTACTTCGTACCCAACCGTATCACTTGGCCAAATTGGCAAGACTTCATTACAGGGGGCGAAGACGGACTAAACGCTAGCGTTTTCCCAACAATTACATTCTCAAACTCTCCCGAACAATCCCTATTAGATTATATGGGATTACCTGCTGGAAATGGCGGTTTCTCGTTTCGAGATATATCCGCCTTACCATTTGCAGCATATCAAAAAATATACAATGAATACTACCGCGATCAAAACTTACAAACGGCATCAGCTGACGAAGTAATTGACGGTGATAACGCCGCAATACGCGGTGACCTAACTACCTTAAGAACACGCGCTTGGCAACATGACTATTTCACAAGCGCATTACCATGGACACAAAAAGGTGCCGAAGCTACTATACCAATCGGTGTAGTGGATACACTACGAACCAAATCAGGCACCCCATTAATAAACAATACAACACTTGAAACAATGCGTACAAGGACCGCTTCCCCTTGGGACACGGCAAGCATTGAAGCTTTCAACAACGTATCGGCTTGGGAACCTGCCGAACTAATAGCAGAAGCAACATCAATAAACGACCTTAGAAATGCCTTTCGCTTACAGGAATGGCTCGAAAAAAACGCAAGAGGTGGCTCAAGATATATTGAGTCTATCCTCGTACACTTCGGTGTAAAATCATCAGATGCAAGACAACAGCGCCCAGAATTTCTTGGCGGTGGCTCTGCTCCAATCACCATTTCCGAAGTACTACAATCATCATCAACTGCAACCGAACCAACACCACAAGGTAATATGTCAGGTCATGGTATCTCTGTAGGTCAAAACTCTAACTTCTCTTACTACTGTGAGGAACACGGCTACATAATCGGCATAATGTCAATCATGCCAAAAACCGCCTATCAACAAGGCGTACCTAAACACTTTACAAAATTCGATAAATTCGATTACTATTGGCCATCATTCGCCCACTTAGGTGAGCAACCTATCACAATGCAGGAAATATATTTCCAAGATGGATCTCCAAACAATGATACATTCGGATATACTCCACGCTATGCAGAATATAAATATTTAAACTCAAGCGTACACGGTGCTATGCGATCAACTCTAGACTTCTGGCACTTAGGCAGAAAATTCGCAACACCACCCGCACTAAACTCAACATTTATACAATGTACACCCGATGCCCGCATATTTGCGGTAGTATCAACCGAAAATCTATACTGCCATTTATTTCATTCAATAAAGGCAACCAGGAAAATGCCATACTTTGGCACCCCTAAATTTTAAAAACAAAAATCATGAAACGACGAAGAGGAACACGAAGAAGAAGCAGCACAGTAAAACGACAAAAACGTAAAAACAGAAAATATAACTCCTACCGCACGGCACGCGGTGGAATAAGACTCTAAAAAATGTGCATGACTCCATTAACCTTGCTACGCCCGCGCGACGAATGGCAGCCAGAAAATTATAAGCAGAGCACTACGACAAGGATAGTTCCATGTGGAAAATGCGCTGACTGTTTAAAAGACAGAAGCGCACAATGGGCATTTAGACTTTGTGAGGAACTAAAAATCTCTAGTAGTGCCTGCTTTCTAACACTAACCTATGCAGAAGCGCCACTATCCACCAATGGCAACCCTACATTAGTAAAATCAGACTTTCAAAAATATATGAAACGTCTACGATCAAAAACACCAAATATTATAAAATACTATGCCTGCGGTGAATATGGCGAACAATTTGGCAGACCACACTATCACGCTATCGTGTTCAATCTACCAACAAAAATCATTCAAAACTCAATAACTCATGGAGAAAAAATCTGGCAGCACGGCATCGTGGATACTCTTCCTGCTACTTCTGGCAGCATTAGGTATTGCACAAATTATGTCATGAAACCCCAACGCGAACAAACAAATGAACTCGACGACTGGGAACAACAATTCTCTCTTATGTCTAAAGGATTAGGAAAAAACTGGCTCAAACCAGATACAGTAAAAAATTACCAAAACAAACAAATCCCTTATATAATACAAGGCGGTGGAATAAAACACAAAATGCCACGCTATTTTAAAGATATAATCTATACACCACAAGAAAAAGCCTTGCAGGCTCTCGTCTCGGAAGAGTATCGAGATACTTACTTAAACGCTTTTCAATCACCAGAGGCCGAAGTGCTTTACAGAAAACGAAAAACATGGAAACATCAGAAAGAAAGTCTAATCTCAAGAAAACAACTATGATCACTATCAGACGTAATTACGACCCCACCTATAAAGGTGCAAAAGGCGAAATAAACAATGAGCCAACGGAAACCACCCCTGACATGTCTCTGACTGTCAAACAACTACTTACAAATCACGCACGTGGAATAAATTCCAACGTAAAAACCTACGAAGATGGTTATTACAATACAGAAATACCACAATTCGACGATATTACAGAATATCACCAATTCAAACAAGATCTAAAAGCTAAATCTGAAGCTGAAGAAAAACGCCACGACGCAAAACTAGCCTCTATAAAGAAGGCAAAAACCCTAAAAGATACTAAACCACCAGAAGATGTCAAAACCCCTCTACAACCACTTCAAAACAATCCACAAACGCCATCCAATACATCTCCACCCACAACTTGAGCAATTCTGGGACACAGAATGGCTCCTAATCAAATACCCATACAACTTCATAAAAAAGGCACCCTAAAAGGTGCCTTTATCATTAAAAAATACCACTAAGCACGGCAGTGCGCCTCCCAATTCTTACCAAAACTAATACTATAAAGTGCGAGGAATCGCTACTATATACACGCGCGCACGCGCACATCCGCATATATTCCTACTTGTCTAATATATGCTAATTGACAACACCTTGGCAATCAAACACTTACAACGCTCAAAAGCGGTGTAAATTCACCCTGAAAAAACGGCAACGAATAAACTAAACGAACTAAAAAAAGCGAACGAAGTTAAGCGCAAAATAAGTGAGTGAAGTTGAGCTCGCGAAACGTAACGTAAATGGGTGAAAAACAAAAAAAATTTTTTTTTATAAAAAAAATAACTAATATTACAATAATATTAATCCACAAAAACATAAAACAATGTCTAAAGAATCAAACTTAAATTCAGAGGAAAAAGTAAAAGCTGCTGTAATCATGCACGCTGTCGAAGTAAAATCATCTTTCGAACTCTATGCCTACCGCATAATCTCCCACGAACAATTTCAACAACGTATCATTGAACTATCAGAACTAGTACTCCTAGAAATCAAAAATGCAAAACGCGATAATCTAACAACAGTTGAATAATGCCAATAGACCCAATATTCACGGCAGGAGCGGGACTCCTAGGAAACGTAGCAAATTCACTCTTCCAAAAAGGGGCGGACAAACGCCAAAACAAAGCACAAATCGACCTATGGAACATGAACAACAAATACAATCATCCCTCAAGCCAAATGGCAAGACTCCGCGAAGCAGGACTAAACCCGAACTTAGTATACGGGGGAAGCGTACAAGGTGCTACAGGGCAATCTACCTCGGCACCTACGGTTGCCAAGGAAGCACCTATTAAAATAGGCAATCCCCTCGAAACCTATGCCAACGCAAAACAACAAACATTAACTACAGACAATCTAAGAGCACAAAACACGGTGCTCTTAAATGATGCAGCATTAAAGGCTGCTAATACTCTAAAAACCATGAACGAATCAGGCATTAAAGGCCTTGAAAAGAACCTAATGGAAAAAACTCTCGAAGACCAAATATTCAAGATCAACAGTGATGCAAAAAGTAGCTATCGTGATTCAGAATACAAATTCCAGCGTAACATGCGAAATCAGTTCAGTAATGAACAAAACGCCATAATCAACAAATCAAACTTCGAAAGCATACTAGCACGTCAAAAAACTGACGTACAAAATATGACCAACGCGCAAAAACTACAAGTACTGCGCGACTTAGAAATCGATCTAAAAAATAAAAATGCAGATTTCTACGAAACTAACGCCATCTTAGACATCATCGGAAAAATTCTCGGACTTAAAAATAAATAACTATGTCAATCTTTAGCAAAGTACAAAC